ATGGCGAACCGGAAGGGCATGGGCGGCCTGTACAAGGACGCTCGCGGCTACTGGACGGGATCCGTCGAACTCCCATCACGAGACGGCAAGCGCCGCCGCAAGATCGTCCGGAGCCGTGACCGTTCCGAGGTGATCCGCCGCCTCGACGACCTGAAGCGAGAGCTCCGCGACAACGGCGACATCGACACCCGCGACATCACCGTGAAGCAGTGGTTCACCTACTGGCTCGACAACATCGTCGACCGTGAGCTCCGCCCGAAGACCGCCGAGCGGTACCGCAACATCACCGAGCACTGGGTCATCCCCATCATCGGGGGGAAGAAGCTCAAGCAGCTCACCTCCGCCGGCATCCGGTCGGTCACTGACGCGATGGTGCGAGAGGGAGGCTCGCCGACCACGGCGCTCACGGCGCACCGCATCATCTCGACCGCGCTCGAGTGGGCGCTTCGCGAGGGCCGCATGACCAAGAACCCGGCGAAGCTCATGGCCGCACCCAGGAAGGCTGCGTCAGCGCTCGACGCCCTCGACCTGCAGGAGGCCCTTGACCTGTACACGCACGTCCGGGACGCCGGCGGTCCCGGCTTCGCCCTGTGGGCGACCACGCTCCTCACCGGCGCTCGCCGCGGTGAGGTCATCGGCCTCGAGGCTGATCGGGTCGCCGACGAACTCGACATCTCCTGGCAGATGCAGCGACTCACGTGGCGGCACGGCTGCAAGACGACGTGTGGGTACAAGCGCGGCGCGGAGTGTCCCGCACGGAAGCTCGTCCTGCCGAACGACTACGAGTACCGACACGTGACCGGCGGCCTGTTCCTGACACGGCCGAAGTCCAAGAGTGGCTGGCGGATCATCCCGCTCGTCGACCCACTCGCCTCGGTGCTCCACGAGCACCTCGAGGCTCACCCACCAGGCCCCAACGGATTCGTGTTCACCCGTGACGGGAAGCCGATCGATCCGTCAGACCACTCCCGTTCCTGGCGAGCGCTCCTCGCGGAGACCGGCATCGAGAAGAACGTCCGACTGCACGACATCCGGCACACCACGATCGACCTCCTCACGATCGCCGGTGTCCCCGACGACGTCATCGTGCAGATCGCCGGCCACGCCTCCCGGATGCAGACGAACGCCTACAAGCGGCGCAACGACATCCCCCGCATGCGCCTCGGCATGGCCGCGATGGGTGACCTGTTCAACCAGCCAGACCGTGCACGTTCAGGAACACTCGAGCGAGGCGCGTAGACACGTCGAGCTCGCGCGCAAGACGCGCGCAGTCCGGGGCCCACTTCATCACCTCGCGGCACTCGTCCAGGTCGATCAGGTTGCTCGCCGCGACCCGGTCCGCCTGGACTTCGTGCTTCGGCCTGGCGTCCTCGTGACCGAGCATCGCGTGAGCGATGCCGTGCGCGAGGGCGGACCGGTCATGCACCCGACGTAGCCCGGAGCGCACCACGATCGTGTTGCGCTCCGGTAGCCACAGCTCGTGTGCGGTGCGGATGGGCGCGTGCACCACGGTCAGCCCCAACTGCTCGGCGTGCTCGTATGGGTCGTACATCATCCCCCAGGACGGTGGTTAGTCGAACTGCTCGTCGGTGTCCATCTCAGGGTCGATGGTCGCCGCCTTCTTCTGCTCCGCTTCGATCTCGTCGACCGTCATGTCCTCGACTCGCCGAAGCGGTGTCACATTCTGACCACTGACCCCCGACACAACGGCGTCCATGCCGCCCATTCGCCGGACCGCGCGCTCCGAGAGATCCGAAGGCGTCACGCCGAGAGCGCCGGCGAGCTGGGTGAGCTGACCGAAGCTGATGTCGCGCTCGCCGGGGAGGATCCGGTTGAGCGTGCCGTAGGGGACGCCGGAGCGCAACGCGAGCTCGCGCACGGTGATGCCGACGGCCGCGCGCTCGGCGCGAATCTCGGCCGCGAGTGCCTGGTTCGCCGCTGTCTTCTGGTCGTTGTCTGCCACGGGTGGAGAGTCTACGACTCCAAATGGCATCAAATCACGCACATTGTGCAACTATGGTGTTGCGGTACTCCGTTTGGAGTAGTAGGTTCGCCGTATGGAGAACAGAGCAGCGGCCATCACCGTCACGAAGCGCGTCACCGACGCACTCGTGCGGTCGGGCAACACGCTCGACACTCTCGCACAGGCCACCGGCACTTCCGGCTCGGACCTGCGTGCACGCCTCGACAAGACGTCGGAGCTCACGTGGGCCGAGCTGGTCGCAGCCGGTGGCCTTTCGCGTACCCACCCGTCCCGATTCTTGGAGGCAGTCGCATGAGCGACACGATCACCCCGACGGATCGGATCGAGGCCGAGATCAAGGAGGGCAAGCTCCTCTACTCGACCGCGTCCCTGGCACGGGCCGTTGAACGGTCCAACCAGTTCATCCGCAACGACATCCGCGACGGCCACCTCAGGGCGGCCAAAGGCGGCAAGGGCGAGCGAGCCTCGTTCCTGATCGAGATCGCGGAGGCAGAGCGCTACGCCAAGTGGCTCGCCTCCGGCAGACCCGAGGACTAACCCTCCCGGTCACACACCGCCCATCTGGGGCGGTATTCGTCGCGCCCGAAAAACGGCCCCGAGGGGCACGCTCCCGCCGCGCCTGCACGTTCAGAACTAAACAGAGGGCTCACCCAGCCACGGAGCGATCGCGTCCCCAGCACGGATGCGTGGAGCGGTACGTGGCCAGGGCAGTCGAAAAACCGATGCACGTGCCGTCCGGCCTTGGAACACAGGCACCCCGCGCAACAGGGGAGACGACGACGTGACCGCCGTCAGGCCGCGAATTACGCGGTGCAACGGCAGGTCTGACAGGTCCGGCCACGCGCAGCCGGAGCGACCGGGGTTCGACGTCCCCGGCAGACCACGACAGCGACGGAGTTGACCCGAACCTCCACCCTCGCTGCTTCCTGTTCACCGACGCGGAGGAGCCCGCATGGACGACTTCATCCTCACGAACCACGCGCAGCAGCGAGCGAGAGACATGGCCCTCGACGACAAGTTCATCGAAGAGCTGCTCACCCACCCGCACGTGAAGCACGTCAACAAGTCACCGACGCACGGGGACGCCTGGCGGTACTGCCGCGACGACGTCGCAGCGATCGTCTCGCTCGACGACCCAGTAGTCATCACGTTCCTCCCGGCCACCGAAAAGCGGTGGGTCGCCGAGGACGCCACCCATCCACTCCCAGACCGGCGCTTCGACGCCGAGCGCTGGCACAACGACTAGGAGCCGACATGCCCGCAGCCCGCAGACACGACATCGACACCAGCCACGAAGCAGCCCGCAGCGTCTACAAGCCCAGCGACGTGCAGCACCGCATCGCCGCGGTCCTGCAGGGAGCCGCGTACGCCGGCGACCGAGACGGCCTCACCGACGAGGAGATGATCCGCCGGTACAAGGCCCGCGCCGCGGCGGTGGGCGACCCCATTCCCACCGACGCATCCCTTCGCTCCCGTCGCGCCGAGCTCGTCGTCGCCGGCAAGGTCCGCCGCAGCCTCGTCAACGGCAAGACCGCCACCGGCCGTGCCGCCGCGAAGTGGGTGATGACCTCATGACCGACGACGACCGCCTCACGAACCTCGCCCTCGCTGGCTTCCTCGCCGTCTGCGCGATCGCGCTCGGCCTGGCTGCGGTCCTCGTCGTCGCTGGTGGGGGTGCGCTGTGATCGGCCCGAAGGCCAAGGAGGGCCTGCTTGCGTTCGCGTTCTTCGCTGCGGTCATCGCCGCGATGTTCCTGCCTTCGGCGCTGTGAGCGACGAGAACAAGGCCGCCGGCGACCTCGCGCCGCGGTCGTGGCGGAACTTCCACCGCAGCCGCCGAGCCCACGAGATGCGCCAGGACCTCGCAGCCGAGAACGACTACCCCGAACCCACCGACTGGTGGCTGACAGACGACGAACGCGGGGACGAGCAGTGAGCCGCACCCGCGGCCGTGAACGCCGCCGCATCCTCGAGCAGATCGCCCAGGCACCGCAGACCTTCGTCGAAGAGGTCACCCCGGCCCGCCTACTGCAGACCACCGACGTCGGCCTCGTCGTCGCGTTCCGCACCGCCGGCCACCGACTCTCGCGCTCGCCGGAGCACCGCACCCTCGGGACGCTCATCGGCGTCCGACCACCCGCCCCCACCTCGCCGAACCGCATGCAGCTCGTCGTCCAGCAGGGCGTCGACCAGGCGGCGTTCACCGTGAACATCGGCGAGCCCATCACCGTCCGGAGACCCGCATGACGAAGAGACACGGCAGCGCCGCAGTCGGCTTCGGGATCGAGCTCTACAAGCAGATCCGAGCCGAGTTCGAGGAGTACCGCCTGTCCGCCTACGAAGCAGCCTCCGAGACATGCCGCGGTCGGCTCCTCAACGACCGAGGTCGCCGCGCGGGCATCGACGCTTGGGACCTGTTCATCGGCAACGAAGCCCGCGCCCGGGCGTACGCGTCCGAGGAGCTGATCGAGCACTGGGCCGCGCACCCCCGGGTGACGGTCGCGGCGTACGAGCGCCAGGTCCTCGATCGCCACCTCTACGAAGCAGGAGCCGCCGCATGATCTGCACCACTGCACTCCTCGACGGCGGCCCGTCCGACGGCGAGAGAGTCCACATCGCCGCGGCAACGGAGCTCCACGCCCCGGAGGTCATCGTCCCCCACGAGGGGCAGCAGCACCGGTACGTCGCCGCGGTCGGCCCCATCGCCGACCGCTGGCGGCAGACCGGCGTCGCCCTCTACAGCTGGAAGCGGGCGCTGTGACTGGGTCACTCAGCGTTGTGCTCGAGTCCGAGCTTGTCCTCGACGAGGTAGAGGCGGGCTTCGAGGTTCATGACGATCGACAGGATCGCCGAGTTGACGGGCAGCCAACGGTCGTCGCCTTCCAGCCCATCGGCTTCCACGAGGATCTGTTTCACCTGGTTGGCGACGGACAGCTCCTGCGGGATCTCGAGTGCGCTGATCTGCAACTGCTGGTGGGGGACGAGACCGCGCAACCTCTCGAGGTCGACCTCAATCAGTCGGGCCTGCTTTTCGTCTCCGTAGTCGGTGGCGATCATCAAGTCGTGCTCGCGCTTCTCGATCTCGTCTTCGAGACTCGCGGTACCTGCTCGGAGCCGTGCGACTGTCTCTTCGTTGAGCGGGGTGTACCCGTTTCCGTCGGTCATGCCGGAACCCTACAGGCGGGTCTGGCGTGATCGGCCCGAAGACGGCGAAGCCGACCGCGGCCGAGGAGAAGCAGGCGTACGCGCTCGCCGCGGGTCGCGACGACCTCACCTGTCAGCGCTGCCTCGGCTGGTGCGGAGCCCCGCAGCAGGACCACCGGCAGAACCGACAGCCCGGCAACACCGTGCCGTCGAACCTGCAGACCCTCGGCCTCATCTGCCACCAGTGGAAGACCGAGCACCCCGCCGACGCCCTCGCCGACGGCTGGGCGGTGCCCCGCTGGGCAGACCCGAGCCGTTGGCCCGCCCGCCGCTGGTTCCGCACCGTTCACGGCACCGTCCGCAAGGGCTGGTGCCTCTACACCAACGCCGGCGACGTCCTCGAGATCACCGAGGAGGAAGCCCGCCAACGCATGGAAGGAGCCGCCTGATGGACGTCGGCTACACCTACGCCGCGAAGGGCACGCTCGAGCGGCTTTCGCTGTTCGCCCCACCCCAGTTCGAGCCGCCCCTGTCGGTCACGGTCACGCGCGACGGCGCGCCCGTCGTGTTTGTTCGGCTGTCCGACGTCGAACTCACCTGCGGTGCTGTTCACGGCGTCACGGGCCGGTGCTCGTCGGCCGAATGCCACCGGAGAGTGCTGGGCGAGTGCCAGTGCGGCCGGCACCGTGGCCTTCTCGATCGCGACCCCAACGACATGCGACCCCGCATCGAGATCCGTGTCGAGGGAGGGGCGGCCTGATGCCGAAGGACAAGCGGCTGTGGATGACCTTCCCCATCGACTTCTGGCAGCACCCGAAGATCGCGCCGCTCTCGGACCTCGCGTTCCGCACGTTCGTGGAGATGAACGGCTACTCCCGGATGCAGGACCTCGACGGCCGCATCCCAGCCACCATCGCTCGGCGCATGTGGAAGACGAAGGCGCTCAGCGAACTCACCAGAAACGATCACTCAAAGCCATCTGTGAGCTTGGTGGACGACGTCTACGTGATCTGGAACTACGCCGAGCACCAGGAGACGCGAGCGGACCGGGAAGCCCGAGAGGCCCGGAATCGCGCCAATGGCGCGAAGGGTGGACGCCCACCCAAGAACCGGACCGAAACCCAGTCGGTTACCGAGTCGGTTACCGACTCGGGTGCCCAGACCGAACCGACCGAAAACCAGAGTCAGAGTCAGAGTCAGAGACAGAACCTGACTGACAGAACCTACCTACCTGAATCAAGTCACGTAGGTGACCGTGCGAGCCCGAGGACTGACTTGTCCGAAGAGGTCATCAGCGAAGCGAAGCGGGCCGGGGTCGACGACCTCCCCGCGGTGCTGGGGCTCCTCGAGCCGATCGTCGGGGAGCTGAACCCCCGCCACGGCATCGAGCTCGCACAGATCATCCTCCGCCGAGCGCGCACCCCGGTGCTGCAGCCCACGGCGTACATCGCCCGCGCCTGCGAGAAGCGAGACGAGATCCGGCGCATCGCCATCGACGTCCTCGACCTCCCGGGAGTCGCGTAGGCACCGACCACTGACATCCGAGGAACACCATGACCACCATCGACATCGGGCCCGCGTGCCCGCCCGACCACAAGCACGCCGCGGCCGGCACCTGCTACAACCAGCACGGTTGCCGGTGCCGCGACTGCACGACGACGCGAGCAACCACCCAGCGCGCCCGCCGCCGCGAGAAGGCGTACGGCCGCTACCAGCCGCTCCACCTCCCCGCCCGCGGCGCGCAACGCCGCCTGCAGGCACTCATCCGGCAGGGCTGGTCACAGAAGAAGCTCGCGAGAGAGCTGGGTATCCCGGCGTCACGGGTATACCAGCTCCTCGTCGAGGAGCGCATCACCCGGGCCTGGCACGACCGCATCGATCAGCTCTTCGGGCGTCTCTGGGACAAGGTGCCGGCGCACACGGAGCACCGCGACCTGATCGCCTACAACCGGACGATCCGGTACGCCGCCTCCCGCGGCTGGGCACGCCCCCTCGAGTGGGACGACATCGACAACGACGACGCCCCCGTCCGCCGGGACCGCACCCGATCCGGCATCGACGAGACCGCCGTCGAGCTCGCCGTCGCCGGCACCCGCGTCCACCTCACGATCTCCGAGCGCCGCGAAGCCGTCCGCATCCTCCACGGGTACGGCCTCACCGACCCCGACATGGCGAAGCGCCTCGAGCTCTCGGACCGGACGATCCTCCGCATCCGCCTCCACGAGCTGCACCTGCCCGCCAACGACAGCCCCCACAACTCCCAACCCGCGGCACCCGCCGCAGCCTGAACCCGACCGCGGCACCCGCCGCAGAACAGGACTCCACGATGGAGCAGATCACGAAGCGGCTCATGAACTGGGCCAGCATCCTCGAGCCGAACACCCGCGATCAGGCCGAGCGCCTGTCGCGGATGCCGTTCGTCCACCCGCACGTCGCGCTGATGCCGGACGCGCACCTCGGGAAGGGTGCGACCGTCGGTTCCGTCATCCCGACCGTCGGCGCGATCATCCCCGCCGCCGTTGGGGTCGACATCGGCTGCGGCATGATCGCCGTCCGGACGCAGCACACGGAGGACGACTTCCGCCGGCTGCTCGGCGGCGACCTCAGCTACCTCCGTCGCAGCATCGAGGCGCGGATCCCGCTCTCGGCCGGGAAGTACAACCGGGAGATCGAGGAGTCGGCGAAGCGACGCATCTCGGAGCTCGAAGACCTCGCAGAGGACGCCGGCTTCAACCCTGCGACCTACGCGCCGAACTGGCGGCTGCAGCTCGGCACCCTCGGCTCGGGGAACCACTTCATCGAGGTCAGCGTCGACGAGGAGGACCGGGTCTGGCTGTTCCTGCACTCCGGTTCTCGGGGCGTCGGCAACAAGATCGCCCAGCACCACATCCGGGTCGCGCAGGAGATCGCGACCGCGTACTTCATCCCGCTCGACGACCCCGACCTCGCGTACCTCGTCGAGGGCACCCCGGAGTTCGACCGGTACATCGCCGAGCTGCGGTGGGCGCAGCACTTCGCGCTCCTCAACCGCGAGGAGATGATGCACCGCGTCATCGCCCAGGTCGAGCTGCTCACTGGTATCGCCGTCGAGATGTCCGAGCGGGTGAACTGCCACCACAACTACACGTCCCGCGAGCGGCACTTCGGACAGGACGTGTGGCTGTCCCGGAAGGGCGCGATCGACGCCTCCCTCGGGACGCCCGGCCTGATCCCCGGATCGATGGGCGACCTGTCCTACGTCGTCGTCGGCCGCGGCAACCGCCTCGCCCTTCACAGCAGCCCCCACGGTGCCGGCCGGAACTACTCCCGCTCCGCCGCCCGCCGCACCTTCACCCACGACCAGCTCCGCGAAGCGATGGCCGGCATCGAGTACCGCGACACCGACGCATTCCTCGACGAGATCCCCGCCGCGTACAAGCCCATCGACGTCGTCATGGCCGACGCCGAAGACCTCGTCGAGATCACCCACACCCTCCACCAGATCGTCAACGTCAAGGGCGACTGACCACCCACCAGCACACCACGGCGAGCGCCGACCCCACCCCAGGGGCCGGCGCTCGCCGCATCCCGACCCGGAAGGTCTCACATGTCCCAGAACACCCGCACGTCGTCGTCCGGCGGCATCGGCTTCGCCGGTCTCCTGACGATCGTCTTCATCGTCCTCAAGCTCGTCGGCGTGATCGCCTGGTCCTGGTGGTGGGTGCTCGCCCCACTGTGGATCGGCTTCGCGCTCTGGCTCGTCCTCGTCGCCGTGCTCGTCCTCACCGCACTGGCGGCGAAGCGGTGACCGTCGACACCACCGAGCTCCGCACCCGCGCACGCAACCTCGCGGACATGGACCTGCCCGGCACCTCCGCAGCCCTCACCGCAGCCGCCGACGAGATCGACACCTTACGCACAGCGCTCGCCGCGGTCCCGCACGCCGAGCTGTGCCGGCTGCTCATGACCCGCGACGACGAGCCCTGCAGCTGCGAGAAGAGCGCGATCGCCACGGTGAACCCGCTGGTGATCGCGGACGCGACCAGCGTCACGTACCTCGCCGCTCGACGGCTCGACGTGCAAGGCCCCGTGGGGCGTCTCGTCGGGGTCCTGGGCATCACCGGCGTCCACGTCGAGCAGCACGAAGACGGACGCAGGATCCAGGTCGTCTTCGAGCAGGGGGAGGCAACCACGTGATCGCCCTGCAGCTCACCCTCACCGCCGTCGGCTGCCTCATCGCGGCCGGCGGCGTCCGCTTCGCCCAGATCTGGTTCGACGACGCCGCGCACGCCGCGTTCCGGAACCGCTGGCACTGACCACCGACGACCGAAAGGACCCAGCATGAGCGACGATGACCGCTGCCTGCAGTGCGGCGAGACGCGCGGCGAGATCAAGGCCGGCGTCCGCGCGAACGGCACGCACTACTGCGTCACGCTGACCGGCTACGAGACCGTCGAGATCGACCAGGAGTGGGACCGGCACCGTTTCCGCCCCTGGGGAAACAAGGCCCTGAAGACCGCCGGCATCGCGAAGCACGCGTACGAGAAGCACCGGCTGTCCAACATCGACGCCCTGCAGTGGGCCGCCTGCGAGGACACCATTCACGGACACGCCGTCCTGCCGTACGACGAGCCCGACTTCGGCACCGTCGCCGGGCAGTGCATCAGCTGTGGCGCGAAGAACCTCACCCCGAATCGTCCACCCCGAGAGGAAGCTACGGAATGAGCCGCAACATCACCACCGACCACGTTCCCGGGGCCGTCGTGCTCCGGGTCCCGGGCGCGCAGCATGGCATGGACCCGAAGGACGCCGCCGAGCTCGGCAAGGAGCTGATCGAGGAGGCGCAGAACGCGATCCACGCCGAGCGAGTCGGAAGGCGCAACACCGGATGACTGTGGTCAGCCGTCGGCGGAGGCGGCGTTCTCTGCCCGCCGTGCTTTGGCGGCTGCCTCCTCTCGTGCTCGCGCGCGGCCGTCGACTTCCTCGATCGAGCCTCGGATGTACGCGAGCATCTCTTCCTGCTCGTAGTCCCGACCGATGAGCCGTGCGAGGGCACCTGCCAGGCGGCCGGCTACCTCGACTCGCGTGCCCCACCTCGGAGTCTTGTGGAGTGAGTGGAAAGCCTGGACCACTGCCTGCGTGACTTCCTGATCGCTCTCGTCCGCGACAGCGTCAACGAGGAACAGCCGAGACAGAGTGGTTGCGTGAAGCTGCAGTTCCCCGGCTGTCTCGACACGCTGAGCCTCGCTCACGTGATTTCCGTACTCCACCAGGCTTGAGACCGCAGGCTCCACCACTCGGAGTAGCTGGTCGCGGTACCGGTCCTCTCGCGCCGATTTCGCCTGCTGGTCCGCGGTCGCAGCGACTCGCCGCGCCAGCAGATGCGAGCGGAACGCGACCGTCGCCGTCGTAGCCCCGATCAAGGCGGCTGCGGTGAAGCTCAACAGTCCGGTGCCGAACGGACTCCACCACTCGAACGAGAACAACGGGGGCCATCCGGCCGGCAACTGGATCATCCGCTGACCGTACCGCGACACCGACCACACCCGAGAGGGGCTCATGCCCGAACTCACTCACCCGCCCGGGGAGCCCTGCACCCCGGCTTGCAAGGACGAACCCGAGCAGTGCCCGAACAACCAACCGACCCCACCACGGCGACCCCTCCGGCAGCGGAGCACTCGGGTGATCCGTCGGTGGTCAGGGGGTGGACGGGGTTGCTGAACCGGTTGAGGGAGGAGCGAATGCGGCGATCGCGTTCGAAACAAATTTTCCCGTCTGCTTCACGAGCTCGTCGATTTCTCGGGCGTCATGAAGGAGCGTCGGGATCATCAGCGCCATCTCGCCAAGGACGTGGGCGGTGACATCCGCTCGGCCCGTCGCGATTGCGTCGTCCATTGCTTCGCGATTCGCATCGACGAGCTTCGCATCTGTGACGTTCGAGGCAACAGCGGTCAACCACAGCCTCGAGACCACCTCCGAACGGAGGATGCCCTCAGCCGGATACCCGATGCGATGCGTCGTCATGATCTCGGCCCGGTGGGCAAGAACGGCCGTCACAGCAGGCTCAATGACCCGAAACAGCTGATCCCGGTATCGCTCCTCTGAGGCCCCGGCCTCACGGTCCTGTTCGTCGTCGCGCACTTGAGTCGCAAGTCGATGCGACCTATCAGCGACAACGAGCGCTCCAACACCGACCAAGATCCCGCCGATGCCAGACAGCCCTGGCACGACTAGATCTTTCAACACGTCATATAGAGGATCACTCACGGAGCGACCCTACCCACCACCAACCCGCGGCGAGCGCCCCCAGATCGGGAGCGCTCGCCGTGGTCGTTCCCAGAGGAGGAACACGTGACCAACCTCGACACCGCGCGACTCGACCGGTTCTCGGTCCCGTCGCTCGCGCTCATGCAGGTCCGGAAGGACGCCCGCGCCCTGGCCGACCGTCGTTGGATGGCGGTTGAGGCCCGACTGCACGCCGACGGGGCTGCCGACAGGGCAGTCCTCGGCATCCCCAGCCCGGTCGCGGTGAAGCCCTGGCAGCCGGCGAACGGCATGCAGGCGTGGGGTGCCCTCGCCGCAGCCTGGCAGAACGCGTGGGAGCAGCTCGCCAAGGACTTCGCCATCGGCTTCGGGCAGGTCCGTCGATGACCGGCCTGCTCCCGCTCTTTCCGCTCGTCATCGTCTGGGCGCTCGGCGTCCTGAACCGCACCACCGTCGTCGAGATCCGGCGACGCCCCACACGCGGCGAGCGCCGCGGGAAGGACTTCTCATGACCCCCTGGACTCTCCTCGCCTGGGCTGGTGCGATCACCGCGGTCGTGCTCCTGGCTCTGCTGGTGATCGCGATCGTCGTGTCGGCGATCCGGTCGATGTGGATGCCGAAGCGGAAGCCGGACGCGCAGATCATCAGCAGCGGACGGGATGACCGCTGATGGCCCCGAAGCTGCATCGGGCCCGGTACGTGACGGTCGCCGGCCACACCCCGGCGGCGAGGGCTGCGGCTGTCCGCGAGTACCGGTACGCGTGGGGCCGCCGCCCGTTCATCGTCCTCCGGCACGAGGACGGCTGGATCGCCTGCAACCTCGCCTGCCTCTGGTGGGTGCTGGCGCAGCGATGACCGACACCACACCGACACCGAACGACCTGCTCGCCCGCATCGCCGCCGCATCGGCCGCCGGCAAGGTCGAAGAGCTCCGGTCCCTCGTCGGCCAGCTCCCCGCCCCACCGAAGCCCGAACCCCGCCTGGTGCTCGTCGACCTCAACAATTCGGACGTCCTGCACACGCAGGCGATGTGGGTGGCCGTCAACCAGCTCGAGATGCAGGGGGAGGCGCGTGGTCTGGGTGCGCTGATGGCCCGCATCGACGCGTCACCCGACGTCATGGCCGTCATCGAGCAAGCGCTGTACCAGGAGCCGCTGGCCCAGACCCGAGCTGACGTCCTCGCCCGCATCCGTGCGGCCCTGGAAGGAGCCACCCAGTGACCGGCAGCACCGACGCACTGCGCGTCCTCGCCGACAAGCCCGCCTGGACTCGGGGCGAGCAGGAGCAATGGGGGAGGGAAGCACGCGCCGCCCTCCGCGCCGCCGCCGAGCGCCAGGCCGCTGTCGAAGCACTCCTCGAGCTCACACCCGTCCTGATGTACGGCATCCCCCGGAAACCCGTCGATGTCGTCCTCGCCGACGACATCCGCACGGCGCTCGCCACCACCCCTGAACCCCAGCAGGAGACCACATGACCCCAACCACCACGAACCCCGAGCGCTCGCCACATCCTGCCGACGGCGACGAGATCCCGACCTTCGAGCTCCGGACCAGCTTCGCCGAGCTCATCGCCAAGCTCTCGGACGACGACGGCCTCCTGCAGCGCCTGCAGGAGGCCGTCTTCGGCGGGATGGAATCCACGGGCGGCGGGGCGTCGTTCGGCAGCAAGCCACCCATCGACCTCGCAGCAGTCGACCTGCTCGAGCTGATCGCCCAGCAGGCCGCCGAAGCCCTCGCCGCCGTCGACCCGACGCCGACTCCGCTCGGGCACGCGCAGGACTACGTCAGGGCGTGGGGCGACCTCGTCCGCGATCACGACGTGGTCCGCGTGCACGCTCCGGCCCTGACCGTCGACAAGGCCGTCTACCGGCAGGGAGTCGAGACCACCGCCTACCGGCACGCCGAGAGATGGGTCGCCGCGATCGAGGCGTTCTTCGCGCCGCCGAAGAACGCGCAGATCCTCGCCCCATGCCCGAAGTGCGGACACAACAAGGTCACGAAGACGACCGACGGCGACGACTACCTCGAGTGGGCGCTGGTCATGCGCCGCGACCGGCAGACGGGGGAGACGATCGACGTCTACTGCCAGGCGTGCACCTTCGAGTGGCCGCGCCGTCTGCTCGTCGGGTTCGCCGACGACATCGGCATCGACGTCGAACGGGCCGTGGTCAACGCCATCACCGACACGCGGGCGAGCAAGGTTGCGAGGCCGCCCGCGAAAAGCGTATAGTCGACCTCGCTCGGGATACGTGTGCCCGGAACGACTTAGAAAGCCGGTGACCAGTGGTCACCGGCTTTCGTCGTTTCAGGCGAAGCGCCGCGCCGCGCGGGCCGCCACACGCTCGGCCGCCACGCGCTGCACCCGGTGCGCGACCGGCGCGAACTCGGCCAGGACGTCCTCACGAGCGACCAGGCCCAGCAGGCGCTGCTGGTACCGAACCCACGACACCCCGAAGACCTCGCGCACCGCAGCTTCCTTGCCCCGGTCGTTCCTCGGCCGTCGCTCCTCGAACACGAGGATCACGCGCTCGTCATCAGTCATCTCCACATCATCCGCCGCGCCTCCGACAGGCGCGGCCCCAGACGTACCCGCGACCACGCCGAGCGCTGCGCGGGTACCGAGCGAGGCCGGCAAGCGCCGCCCGCGACAATCAGGCCAGCCCAGGGAGGGCGTGCGGACGCGTCACTGCGTCCCCGGCCGAATCAGTGACCGGTTCGCCGCCGTCATCGGGCGTCCATCTTCCCCGACACCCGCAGACACACCACGGTCCTGCTGCGTCGAGTGCATCGGGGATCCCCTCTCGCATCGAGCCCACTCGGGTTGGCGCTCGATGCGAGTCCTACCGCGCCGTCCTCCCTCGGACAACCGCTGACACCCCGCGGACCCGAGACGCGAGCGGCCACCCTCACAGTGAGACGGAGAACACCATGGACAACGAGTTCGAACGCGAGAACCGCCGCATCGCCCTCGATCGCGCGGTGCAGGTCAACCTCCACACCGGCGGCGAAGACACCGACCAGGACACCGTGAAGCGCGCCGAGGCGTACACGGCCTTCCTCAACGCCTGACCATGGCGCTCTCCGAGATCCGTGCCTTGATGCTGAAGCACGGGCACAAGACCACCGCCGAGATCGATCGCTTCGACGTCAAGCGCGCTGCCGGCGCGGTCATCGGCGTCGACCTGATGCTGTCCGACGGCACCGTCACCTACCTGCCCGTGGAGGCATCATGACAGCGCGCATCACGACCAGTCGCACGATGACCGTGCAGTCCAGCAAGCTGTCCGTCGGCGACCTCCGCGCGTTCATCGAGGGCCAGCCCGACGACACCACCGTCCGCGTCACTACCTCAGGCGGAGGCAACCAGCTCGACCCGAGCACGACCACGCTGACCGTCGCCGGCCCCACCCGGTCGCCGACGAACGCCTTCGCCTGCTCGGACCACCAGCCAGTGCAGCACCGGGACCGCAAGGAACCCTGGTGCAACCACTGTGGCCTGACCAGCGACGGCCGGGAGCCCGCAGTCCGGGGAGCCGCAGCCAACCGGGATCCCCGGATTGCCCGGTTGCCCCGGTAGCCCGGACACCCCGATACCCCGGATGCCCGGATGGGTACCGACGCCCCGGTCACCACGGTCGGCCAGCCCGACCCGATGACCGCACACCGGACCAGGACGAACACCCGCACCTCGCTCGAGCCCATCGGCTACGACGGCGAGGGCGCGCCGCTGTACGCATGGCAGCTCGACGACGAGCGCTGACGACAGGAGCACAACGTGGGCGAGCAGTGGTCAGGCAGCACACGCAAGCAGCGACTCCCGCGCGACTGGGACGAGCGACGCACCACCGTCCGCGATCGAGCAGGCGGCCGATGCCAAGCCACCATGCGCGACGGCACACGCTGCGTCGAGGTCGGCACAGACTGCGACCACATCGTGCACGGCGACAACCACGCGCTCTCGAACCTGCAGTGGCTTTGCTCATGGCATCACGAGAAGAAGACCGCACGCGAAGCACTCGAAGCACGACGATTCACGCGCGTCCCGTCGGCCCGTAAGCCACGCGAGAAGCACCCCGGACTCAGGTAGACGCAGCCGCGACGAACGTCCCGCACGCGGGCGCACAGAGGCCCCCATCCACCCCCTCCCCCCGGGCCCGTCCTGGTCGTAGAGGTGCTGTGGCTGAGGCTGTGTACGGGTCTGGGGATTTCAGGGTCCGGCGCGCCGCGCTGTGCATACCGCATACGAACCAACACGCCCCCTGACCGGAACGGACACGCGGGCTTACCCGAAACGGGAGCCCATCATGCCAGGTCGAGGACCCGCACCGAAGGCCGCCAGCAAGCGAGCCCGCCGCAACGCCGAGCCCGTCACGATGCGCATCCTGCCCGCGATCATCGCCGAGCAGCCCGAGCTCCCCACCCGGTACAAGACACGCGACGACGAGGACGGCGTCTGGACCGACGAGGTCGACTGGCCGACGGTCACAGTGCGCTGGTGGGCGATGTGGCGGGACTCCCCGCTCGCCGCCGCGTTCACGTACAACGACTGGTCGTTCTTGATGGACACGGCCCTGCTGCACGCCGAGTTCTGGGAGGGCAACGTCAAGCTCGCTCCCGAGCTCCGGCTGCGCGAAGCGAAGTTCGGCGCGACCCCCGAGGACCGCGCCCGGCTCCGGATCACGTTCGCGCAGGCCGAGGAGGCCGAGACGAAGACCGCCACCCGCCGCGCGAGCTCACGTGATCGGTTCGGCGGTGTGGCTCTGCCGCAGGAAGCGACGGGAGACTGATGCCCTGGCGACCGCTCGACGGCGAGACATTCCCCACGCTCGGCTACCACGTCGCCGACCAGATGGCCGAGTACCTGGACTACGTCGTCTCCCGCGAGCAGCTCGAGTTCCTGGTGCGCCTGTACGAGATCGACCCGGCGACCGGCCGGCGGGTGAAGGCCCGCGCGGTGATCCAGCGCCCCCGAGGCTGGGGCAAGTCCCCGCTGCTCGCATCGATCGGGATCAGCGAAGCGCTGTTCGAGGTCGTCCCCGATGGGTGGGACGCCGACGGGCAGCCCGTCGCGCGCCCCTGGGCCGACTTCAAGAGCATCATCAACGTCCCGATCACCGCGACCTCCGACGACCAGGTGCAGAACACGTGGGCACCGATGCTCGAGATGGCGCGCACCGACGCGCTCGTCAACGAGTTCGACGTCGACCCGATGGACACCTTCATCGGGATCCCGGGCGGCAAGATCGAGCCCCGCACGTCGTCGGGCCGATCGATCAAGGGCCTCCCGGGCCAGGTCGCGGCGATCATGGACCAGACCGAGGAGTGGGTCCGCGGCAACGGCGGCATCCGTCTCGCCCAGAACATCCGCGACAACTCGACGAAGGCGTCCGGCGTCGTGATCGAGTCCCCGAACGCGTTCACCCCGGGTGAGAACTCGGTCGCCGAGGCATCGGCGCGCGACTGGGACCTGATCAAGTCGAAGAAGTACATCGACCTCAGCAAGGCGCGGCAGATCCACTACGACCACCGCGAAGCCCCGCCGGACACCGACCCCACGGACTCCGCGTCGCTCGAGTACGGCCTGCGGTACGCGTACGGTGACAGCTCGGACCACCCCGACGGCTGCGTCATCCACGACCCGCCGTGCGAGCCCGGCTGGGCACCGATCGAGCGGCAAATGCTGGCGTTCCTCGACACGTCCAACGACCCGCAATCGCTCCGGGCGAACTTCCTCAACCAGATCACCCACGCGACGAACTCGTTCGTCTCGCAGCCCGACCTCCGCGCGATCCAGAACCTCGACAAGGTCATCACGAAGACCGAACCGGTCACCCTCGGCTTCGACGGCTCGGAAGGGCGCAAGCCCGGCCGCGGCACCGCCGACTCGACGGTCCTGGTCGGCTACTCCGTCACCCAGAAGCACCTCTTCAAGATCGGCATCTGGGAGCAGCCCGACGGACCCAAGGGTGAGGGCTGGCGACCGCCCGTGCTTGAGGTCGAGGCGGCCGTCCGGCAGGCGTTCAAGGACTACAACGTCGTCGGGTTCTACGCGGACCCGTCCGCAGGCTGGGCCGGCCACGTGAAGACGTGGGAGGCCGAGTACGCGAAGCGGCTCAAGGTACGGATGTCCCGCGACGAACCGATCCGGTGGCGGCAGAAGGACCTCGCTCGCACGACGGGCACCTTCGACCAGCTCGAGTCGGCCATCAGCGCCGGCGACATCACCTACGACGGCTCTCCTGAGCTCACCTCCCACTTCCTCAACGCCCGCCGCGACCCCCGCCGGTCCGGCTACGTGCTGAAGAAGCCGGACGAGGACCAGGACGGCTCGAAGATCGACGCGACCTGGGGCGCGATGTTCGCCTACGCGGCCGGCATCGACGCCCTCGGCGCGAAGCTCACGAAGAAGAAGACCGCCGCCCGCCGCATCTACTGAGAGGGACCCTGTGGCTACCACACCCGCCGAATGGCTCCCGATCCTGGCGAAGCGCCTCGACGCCCGTCAGGCGCGCATCGCGAAGAATCGTTCCTACGCGAACGGGAACGCGCCGCTGCCGGAGATGAGCAAGAACACCAAGGAGACGTGGAAGGCGTTCCAGAAGAAGGCCCGCACGAACTACGGCGGCCTCGCCTGCGAATCGCTCGGCGGTCGCATGGTCCCGAACGGCGTCCGCGTCGGTGCCTCGACGACGAGCCCCGCGGCCGTCGCCGCGCGCCGGGTGTGGCGCGACAACCGCCTCGACGTGGTGTTCGGCGACGCGATCTCGAACATGCTCACCACGAGCGTCGGCTACCTCATCACCGGCGTGCGCGACGGCCAGCCGATCATCACGTCGGAGAAGCCCGAGCAGGTCATCACCGCGCCCGACCCGACGCAGCCCTGGCGGGCCCGGGCCGCGCTGAAGGCGTGGCGCGACCCGGACGCCGGCAAGGACTACGCCCTGGTCTGGACCCCCGGCGTCCGCCAGCGGTTCTCCCGCAAGTCGACCAATGACAACGGCACACCCCACCCGCAGGTCGACGGCGAGTGGGAGGTCGACGGCGAGCCGGAGACCTTCGCCGGCGGTGTCCCCGTGTACGTCCTCGAGAACAAGGACGGCGTCGCGGAGTTCGAGCCGCACACCGACGTCATCGACCGCATCAACCTCGGCAAGCTGCAGCGCCTAGTCACCACCGCGATGCAGGCGTTCAAGGTCCGCGCGCTCAAGGGCGGCCTCCCCAGCCAGGACGAAGACGGCAACGACATCGACTGGGCCAAGATCCTCGAGGCCGCGCCCGGCGCGCTGCTGGACCTCCCCGAAGGCATCGACGTGTGGGAGTCGGACGCGACCGACATCCGCCCGCTGCTCGAGGGCGAGAAGACCGACGCCCGCGACTTCGCCGGCGTCATCCGCACGCCGATCTCGGTGTTCATCCCGTCGGGCGAGAACCAGTCCGCCGAGGGCGCAGCGAACGCGAAGGAGGGCGAGATCCAGAAGGCGAAGGACCGCATCGCGCGTGCCTCCTCCCCTGGGGAAGGCGCTCTCCTCGAAGCGCTCCGGGTCCTCGGTGTCGACGACGGCGAGACCATCGAGCTGCTGTGGATGCCGCCCGAGCACGTCTCGTTCACCGAGAAGACGCAGGCCGCCACGCAGGCAAAGGCAGCCGGCATGTCGGCCCGGTGGATCAAGCAGAACATCATGGGCATGTCGCCGGACGAGATCGCGCAGGACGAAGCCGACGCGGCCACCGACCAGCTGCTCGCCGCGACCCTGATCGGAGCAGCCGGTGGCACTGGCAACGCTTGACCAGCTGACCGCGGCTCACCAGACGACGACGAAGCAGATCCGCGACCGGACCCTCGCCCTGACGGCGGCCCGGTGGGACGCGTCGCCGGACTACCGGGACGCGGACATCGACCGCCTCATCTCGCAGATCCTGCCGCAGGTGCAAGCCGGCCAGCTCGCCACGGCGACGCTGACCAACGCCTACATCGGGCAGGCGGCCCTCGTCGCCGGCACCACCGCCGGCGCGAGCGTCGACCGGGACGCGATCCTCGGCTACCGGGGCACGCCCTCGGCCGACGTCTACCGCCGCGGCGCGGTCACGCTGTACACGGCGCTGTCGAACGGCTCCCCGTTCGACGCTGCGGTCGCGTACGGGCTCGACCGGATGCTCACCATCGTCGCGACCGAACTGCAGCAGGCGAAGAACCGGCAGGCGCAGCGCGCGCTCGAGGCGTCCGGCTTCTACGGCTACCGCCGCGTCCTCACCGGCCTCGAGAACTGCGCGCTGTGCGCCATCGCCTCGACGCAGAAGTACAGCAAGCACGAGCTCATGCCGATCCACCCCGGCTGCGACTGCGGGGTGCAGCCGGTCAAGGAGTCCGACGGGCCCGGCGCGATCCTCGACCCGGACCTGCTCGAGCGCACCCACGCTCTCATCGACCAGAAGCTCGGCGGCCCGTCCGACCGCGGCGCACGTGACCTCGGCATCGAGAAGACGTCGTCCGCCGGCAAGCCGCTGAGCGACTACACGGACCTCGTCGTGGTGAACGAGCACGGCGAGCTCGGACCGACCCTCGCGTGGCGGTCCGACAAGTTCACCAGCGCCGCAGACATCGCAGCGCTCACCTGACTTCCCCACGCCGTGGGGAGTGACCGAAACGGTCAACCACCAACCCGAAACGGGAGATACCGATGCCGCACGACGACGACGACAAGACGAAGCAGACCGAGGGCGCAACGCTCGAAGAGAAGCTCGCAGCCGCCGAGGCCGAAGCCGAGAAGTGGAAGACGCTCTCCCGGCAGAACGAGCAGCGCGCGAAGGACAACGCCGACAAGGCGAAGAAGTTCGACGAGCACGAAGAGGCCAACCGCACCGAGCTCGAGAAGGCGCAGGCACGCGCCGACGCGGCCGAGAAGGCGATCGCGGAACGCGATGCCAAGGACGCCGCCGTCACGCTGCGCGACGAGGTCGCCACCGCGAAGGGGTTCGCCGATCGCAAGATCAGCTCGTCCGCCCTCCGAGGCGCGACGCGTGAAGAGCTCGAGGCTCACGCCGACGAGCTGCTCGCCCTGGTCCCCGCACCCGCCGCCGGCCCCTCGGCCGACGGGCAGGGACAGGCCGGACAGCAGATCGGCGACGGCGAGATGTCGGCGGACGACGTCGTCACGGCAGCCACCACCAGGTAACCCCCGCTGGCGTTCGCCACGAACCCAAGCGGCCACCACACAACAGAAGGAGGAATCGTGGCGGACAACAACATCTTCATCAAGGGCACGAAGTTCGCGCAGACCGCGCTGGCTCTGCTCCGGAAGACCATCAAGGCCCCGGGCCTGTTCACGACGAAGTACGGCGTCGCGGACTTCCGCGGTGCCGAGGGCGACACGATCGGCGTGAAGCGCCCCGTCGTGCTCGCTGCTCGTCGGAAGCCCTGGCGCGGCGACGACGAGATCATCATCGACAAGCTCGTCAACACGAAGATCCAGGTGACGCTGGACCAGCACGTGTACAGCGCCGTCGAGCTGTCGCCGGAGGAGGAGACGCTCGACGAGGTCGACTACGTCCGAGACGTGCAGGCACCGCAGGTCGACGCCGTCGCCCGCGACGTGGCCTCGATCGTCGTCGCCGCTCTCACCGGCGCGACGTTCGTCAACTCGGTCAAGTTCAACCCGAACAGCGCCGACCCCCGCGAGTCCGACCCCCGCAAGGTCGCTCTCCGAGCTCGGAACCTGTTCCAGAAGGCATTCGTGCCGACGACCGGCCGCTACTGGCTGGTCGGCGCGGACATCTCCGAGGCGATCGCCGGGCACGAGAAGCTCCTGGACGTGGACACCGCGGGCATCCCCGAGGCGCTTCGCGACGGCGTCGTCGGTCGCCTCGGCGGCTTCACGATCGTCGAGCTCGACGAGCTCGCTCCGACCGCGTCGTTCTTCACGCACGAGTCGGCGATCGCCTGGGTCGTCGTGGCCCCGGTGGTTCCGAACGGCGTCGCGAAGGGTGGCGGCGTCGCGGCTGGCAACGGCATCGCCGTGACGCAGCTGTGGGACTACGACAGCAAGCGCCTCAAGGACCGCTCGATCGTGCACGCGTTCGCGGGCTCGACGCCGGTCCTCGACCCGAAGCTCAAGGACGACGGCACCCTCGACCTCGACGCGGACAACGCGCCGAAGCTGCAGTTCGTCCGCGCGATCAAGGTCACGTACAGCACCACCGCCCCCGCGGCGTCCTGAGAGGAGTGAGGTCATGGCCAAAGCGCTGGCAACGAAGGAAGACGTCGTCAAGGCGCTCGGCCGTGACCTCACCGCCTCCGAGGCGAAGCAGGTCGACGTGCACCTGCTGAAGGTGTCGGAGCTGTTCCGGCTCGAAGCGCGCCAGCAGTTCACCCCGGGCCGGTCCACCAACCGGCTCCGGGTGACTGCCGGCGCGCTCACCCTCCCGCAGCGCCCCGTGCGCGCGGTCCACACGGTCGACGGCGAGCCCGCCGACCGGTTCACCCTCATCGGCCAGCGCCTCGAGGTGCCGGTGCCGACCGGCACGACCGTCGTGGTCGACTACGAGCACGGCTCCGACGAGGTCCCCGACCTGGTCACGCTCACCGTCGCCGGCATCGTCGCGCAGCTGTTCGAGGCGGACCCCCGCGCCCGCGCCGGCGTCTCGCAGCGCGGAGAGACCCGCGGCCCGTTCAGCTCGCAGGAGACCTACGCCGCCTGGGCGCAGGGCGCGGCCCCGCGGCTCGCCCCCGACGACGTCCGCACCGCGCAGTCGTACCGGGTGAAGTCGTACGGCCTGATCGTGCAGGGGTACTGATGGCCGGCGAGACCGTCACCTGGCACCACCGCACCGACACCGGCAAGCGCGACCGGTACAACAAGCCGATCCTCGCCGACGCCGACACCCCGCTCGACGACGTCCTCGTCGCGCCGAACCTCGGCGACGAGGTCACCGGGACCGCCGAGAACACCTCGAGCACCCGGGTCACCCTCTACCTCCCCGCCGTCGCCGGCATCAGCTCCGACGACGAGCTCACCGTCCGCGGCACCCGCTACAAGGCACTCGGCGACGAGGCCGACTGGTCGACCGGCATGAGCGACTGGAAGCCCGGCTCCGTCGTGCAGCTCGAGCGGAAGGACTACGTCAGTGCCTAAGTCACGCGTCGTCCTCAACCGCCGCGGCTTCGGTGCCGTCCTCGCGTCCAAGGGCATCGAGGACCAGCTGCGCCCGTACGCCGACGACATCGCCGCGCAGATCCCCGGCGGCGCGACCGTCACCGCGATCCGCACCGGCGTCGGCTCCTCGAACTCTCGTGTCCGCCTCCGCGTCGAGGCCGTGGTGTGGGAACGCGCCCGGCTCATCTCCGCGATGCGCCAGGTTCTCAGCAACGCCCAGTCCCGCTAGGAGGGCCCGTGTACGGCATCGTCTACGACGACTTCCTCGCCCACCTCATCCGGCGCACCGACGCCCTCCTCGCAGCCCGCAGCGAGCCGCACGCGACCGGCGTCGAGGTCTCCGACCGGAAGTCGCCCGACAGCCGCCGCGCGGTCGTGCTGACGACGAGCCCGGGCGGCGGCACCAGCAACACCGTGCGGACCTCGTACGTCACGGTCGACGTCATCACCGACGACCAGGGCACCACGACCGACCTCATCAACCTCGTCCTCGCGCTGGCGACCTCGCGCGGTGCCGGCGGCATGGTCGACGGCTCCCCGATCACGTTCGCCGAGGTCAACGGCGGCCCGAACGCGGACCCCGCGGCGGACGGCTACTTCAAGCAGACCGCGCAGCTCGAGCTGCGACATCGCGGTCGCAGCCTCTGACCCACCATCTCGAAGCCCTGCCGCCGGCGGGGCTTCTCTCGTTCCTCCCACCGAGCAGGGACCCCAGGGGCACACGCCCACCACACCACAACTGGAAGGAAGGGCCCTCGTGTCCCTCGAAGCAGAGAACGTCCGCGTAGCGGTCACGGGCGCGGTGTACAGCGCCCCGAAGACCGCCACGCGGCCCACCAGCGCCACCAGCGCGCTGACCGGCTACATCGACCACGGCTACATCGGCGACGCCGGCGTGACCGAGACCCGCGACCGGTCGACGAACCAGATCCGCGCGTGGCAGAACGGCGCGCTCGTCCGCGAGCCCGTCACCGAGTCCTCGATCAAGTACGCCTGCGTCCTCCTCGAGACCAAGAAGGAGAACATCGAGCTCTACTACGGCGCGAAGGTCGCCGACAACGGCTCGATCAAGATCAACCCGTCGAAGACCGGCGGCCGTCGCCGGTTCGCGGTGGACGTCATCGACGAGGAAGACCTGATCCGCGTCGACGTCCCGGACGGCGAGATCACCGAGGTCGGCGAACAGGTCTACGTCAACGGCGAGGCCATCGGCTACGAGATCACGATCACGGGCTACTCGATCACCGACGAGGACACCGGCGAGACCTACTCCGCCGTCAAGTGGTACGGCTCCCTCGACACCACCGCGGGGGCCTGAGACATGGCCGCCGCGAAGACGATGCACGTCCGCAACATGCGGACGGACGAGATCCGGGAAGTCACGCCGGAGCAGCGCGAGATCCAGGACAAGGGCATCTGGGTCCTCGTCACCGGCGAGGACGTCAAGCCGACGCCGCCGCCCGCCACCGACAAGTCGAGCGACGAGCCCGACGCCGGCACGGCGACCCCCAAGACCACCTCGAAGGCGTCCGCGCCCAAGGAGTGACCAACCGGTGTGCCGGGGCGCTCGGGCCCCGGCACACCTCCTACCCCTTCCGAGCACTCCCACCGAGCTAGGAGAACAACATGGGCGACACCGCCACCAAGGCCCTGCAGATCAAGGCCAAGTCCCGTCCGCCGCTCGTCGTCGAGTACGACGGCACCGAGTACACGCTGCCCGGCCGCATCCCGGCCGAGATCATGACGATCCGGGCGCAGTACAAGAAGCCGCGGAACCCGGAGAAGAAGGTCCAGGAGGAGTGGCAGCGCGAACTCGGCGTCGCCACGATGGACAAGTTCCTCGAGCTCGTCCTGCCCGAGGACTTCCGCGCCGTCGTCGACCTCGAGGACATCGAGACGGTCTTCGAGCACTGGGCGGGGCACGTCGGCCTGGGGGAATCGAAGGACTCCGACAGCTAGCGGAGTCCTACCCCGACGAGCTCGTCTGGGAGCTCTACCAGCTGGGCCTCGACGTCGACGACATCGGCGACGACGAGGACTCCACCGAAGAGCAGATCGCGAAGGCGGTCGACCACGTCAAGGTCGACCGCCTTCTGCGTGTCGCGACTCGCGACACCGCCTCAGTGCTCTTCGCCGCGCAGCACGGATGGGACTTCCCCGTCAGCCGCGAGTGGATCCAGAACGCGGACTCGATGGACCAGTTCGCCGCCGCCCAGTGGACCAAGGGCAGCCCCCGCCCCAGGCCGTACCCGCGCCCCTGGCCGGACGCCAACACCAACCGCCTCGGCAAGACCAACCTCGCCCCTGCAGCAGCGCGGGAGGTGCTGCGAAGAAACAGGGAGGGCCTGACCCATGTCGACTGAGTCCGCCATCGCATACGTCTCCGTCGTCCCGCAGGCCAAGGGTGCCGGCCGGGCGATCGAGCGGGAGATCAACCCGCAGGCCCTCGGCACGTCCATCGGCAGCAAGATGTCGCCCGGCTTCCTCAAGTCGGTCGGGTCGATGGCCGTGAAGTCCACCGCGATCGTCGGTGCGGGCGTCACGGCCATCGGCGCGAGCATCGCTGCCGTCGCCGCGAAGAAGGGCATCGCCCGACTCCTCGACATCGACGACGCCAAGGGCAAGCTCGCCGGCCTCAAGACCTCCACCGAGGGCATCGCCAAGATCATGGACAGCGCCCTCGCGTCCGTGAAGGGCACCGCGTTCGGTCTCGGCGACGCCGCCGGTGTCGCCTCGAACGCCGTCGCCGCCGGCATCAAGCCCGGCCAGGCGCTCACGAAGTACCTCAAGCTCACCGCTGACGCAGCCACCATCGCGGGCACCTCGCTCGGCGAGATGGGCTCGATCATCAACAAGACCACCACCAGCGGCAAGGTCTACACCGACAACCTCAACCAGCTCGCCGACCGCGGCATCCCGATCTTCCAGTGGCTGCAGGACGAGTACAAGGTCTCCGCCGACGACCTGTCCGACATGGTCCGCAAGGGCGAGGTCGACTCGGCCACCTTCCGCAAGGTCATCGAGAAGAACATCGGCGGCGCGGCCCTCGCCTCCGGGAAGACCGTCCGCGGCGCGTGGGCGAACGTCGGCGCTTCCCTCGGCCGTCTCGGCGCGATGTTCCTCTCCGGAGCAGTCGCTGGCGCTCCCGCGCTCTTCACCTCCATCACGGGGGCAGTCGACCGCGGCACGGCAGCACTGCAGCCCTACGCGGACGTCCTCAACGAGAAGGTCTCGGCCGGGATGGCTGCCCTCGCAGGGTGGATCGACCGGGTCGACTTCGGCAAGGTCATCGCCGGAGCTGAAGCGTTCGTCGGCAAGGTCCGCGACGTCTTCACCTCGCTGAGCAGCGGCGACACCGACACCGCCCTCGGCAGCGTCGGCTCGTCGCTGTCCAAGCTCACCCCGGCCTTCACCGCGCTCCGCGAGCAGCTGCCAGAGCTCGGCGACTCCGCCGGCAAGCTCGCCGCGGCCGGGATCACCGTCCTCGCCGGCGTCCTCGGGTTCCTCGCCGACCACGTCGACACGATCGTCCAGTACATGCCGCTGATCGTTGCCGGCTTCATCGCCTGGCAGCTCGCCTCCCGGGCGACGGCCGCGGCGTCTGTCGTGCTCCGCACCGCCGAGCTCATGGCACTGCCGGTGCAGATCAAGCGGAACATCCTCCGCCTCGAGGCCGCGCGTCTCGAGTACGCGACCGCCCGCGCGACGACCGTCGCGTCCGGCGCGACCGGCGTCAACACCGGCGTCACCAACCAGAACGCCTCCGCCCTCGGTCGGCAGACCCTCGCCCAGCGCATCTCGACCACCGCCACGAAGATCGGCACCGTCGCCACCCTCATCGGTGCCGGCGCGCTCCGCATCTTCGGAGCTGCGGTCAAGATCGCGATGGGCCCGATCGGCATCGCGATCGCCGTCATCGGCGCGCTCGTCGCCGGCCTGGTGTGGTTCTTCACCCAGACGAAGCTCGGGCAGGCCATCGTGCAGACCGCCTTCGCCGCGATCAAGGTCGCGGTCGCAGCGGTCGGCGACGCCTTCGTGTGGCTCTGGGAGAACGCGATCAAGCCCGCCTGGGACGGCATCGCCGCCGGGGCGACCTGGCTGTGGCGGACCATCCTGCAGCCCGCGTTCGCTGGCATCGGCCTCGCCGTGCAGACCGTCGGCGGGTTCTTCGTCGCCCTGTGGACGAACTACATCGCCCCGCCGCTCACCGCGATCGGCAACGCCGTCGGCTACCTCTGGAACAGCTGGATCTCCCCGATCTTCCAGCTGATCGGCGCGATCGTCGTCTGGGCAGCCAGGATTTTCGGCACGGCGATCTCCGCGATCGTCGGGCTCCTCGTCAACACCCTCGGCGTGGCCTTCAACTGGCTGTGGACCGGCGTCATCCAGCCCGTCTTCACCTGGATCGGTGCAGCGATCTCGGTCTGGTGGACCACGGTGTCGTCGATCTTCGGCTTCGCTGTCGGCTTCGTCCGGGGCACCCTCGGTGCAGCCTTCACCTGGCTGTGGACCGGCGTGATCTCGCCGGTGTTCAGCTGGATCGGGTCGGCAGTCTCCGCCTGGTGGACAGGCGTCGTCCTGCCCGTATTCGGTGCCGTGGTCGGGTTCCTCCGCACCACCCTCGGCCCGGTGTTCACCTGGCTCCGCGACACGATCATCCGCCCGGTCTTCTCCGGGATCGGCACGGTCGTCCGCGGGGTCTGGAACTCCTGGCTGAAGCCCGTGTTCGACAAGATCGCGAACATCGCGAAGGTCACCATCCCGGCGGCGTTCACGGTCATGAAGGACAGCATCGGCAAGGCGTGGGACGCCGTGAAGTCCGCGGTCAAGGCCCCGATCAAGTTCGTCGTCGAGACGGTGATCCAAAAGGGGATCATCGACAACTTCAACAAGGCCGCTGGCTTCTTCAAGACCAAGAAGCTGCCGAACGTCTCCCTCCCGAAGGGCTTCGCGACGGGCGGCTACACCGGCCCCGGCGGGAAGTTCGACCCCGCCGGCATCGTCCACAAGGACGAGTTCGTCTTCACCAAGGAGCAGACCCGCCGCATCGGCGTCGGCCGGCTCTACGACATCGCCCGCAACGGGTACGCCAAGGGCGGACTCGTCACCGACGCGAAGAAGAACATCGCGTCGGGATGGGACTGGGTCGCAGGCAAGGCCGGCAAGGCGTGGGACTGGACGAAGAACGCCGCCGAGACCGCCAAGTTGGTCGTGTCCGACCCGATGGGCACCCTCGGCAAGCTCGCGAAGGGGCTCATCGGGAAGATCCCCGGCGCGGGCGGAATGCTCGACGTCGCGAAGGGCGTGGGGCAGAAGATCCTGTCCGGCGCGATCGAGAAGCTCAAGGGCATCGGTGACCTCGGCGGCCTGACTCCCTTCGGCGGGAACGGGAAGAACGGCAACCTCGCGTCGTCGGCACTCGGCAAGGCGCTCGGCTTCGCGCCGGGCTCCGGAGTCGGCGCTACCGGCGGGCTCCTGCAGAAGGCTGCCGCCGCGGCGTGGAACACCGCCTACCGAGCTTCCGGCGGCATCCTCCGCCTCACGGAGGGCTACCGCGACCTCAAGGCGCAGGCGTACCGGTGGTCGCTGTTCAAGAGCGGCGGCAACCTCGCGGCCCCCGTCGGCACGTCCGTGCACGGCCTCGGCCGTGCAGCCGACGTCGCCGGCGGCCAGGACTGGCTCCGGGCGAACGGCGCGAAGTACGGCTGGGCGAACACGGGCCTCGGCTTCTCGCAGCGAGAGCCGTGGCACTTCGAGTTCAAGGGCATGTCGCAGCGGGTCCCGCAGCTCGCCAGCGGCGCGTACATCTCGCGCCAGCCCGGCGGCTCGCTCGTCAACGTCGGCGAAGGCCGGTACGACGAGGCCGTGGTGCCGCTCACCCCGGCCATCAAGGAAAACCTGCTCGGCGACCGCCGTCGGGGACAGCGTGACGCGCCACTGATCGAGGGTCTGACCCTCGTCTCGAGCGGGTCCGTCAAGCACGACCTCGACGAGGTCGACCACTGGCTGAGCTCGCTCGACCGGGGAGGACGGAACAGGTGAGCAAGAGCTGGCAGATCGACTGCGGGTCGGACGGGATCATCCTGTTCGGCCCGCAGTCGTCTCGGTACCCGTTCGCGATCGCCCCCGAGCTCGGGGATCCCGACCGTGAGACGCAGGACAGTTCACTGCCCGGGGTTGACGGCACCTTCTTCGGCATCGACACCACGGCAGGGCAGACCATCGCGTTCGGCCTGACCGCGGTCGGCGAAACCGACGAAGAAGCTCGGCAGCTGTACGCGGCACTCCGCCGGGTGTGGCGAGCGGACAGCATCCGCTCGACACCCGGTGCGATGGCGAAGCTCACGCACCCATCCGGCCGGTCGACGTTCGGAAGGCCCCGCCGGTTCACCCCGGCGTTCTACCCCGACGCCGCCGGCGCGGTCGGCGCGACGCTGGACTTCGCCACCAGCGATGACCTCTGGTACGACGAGCCGGACTACATCCGGGTGCCGCTGGCGGTCTCACAGTCCGGCGGCCTCGTCGAACCGCTGGTCGAACCGCTCGTCGCCTACGGGTCCACCACGGCGGCGAACACGTTCACCGTCAAGGGCGAGGTACCCACCTGGCCGGTCATCACCATCGAGGGTCCCATCGTCAACCCGACGGTCGAGGTCACCGGCCGATTCCGGTTCACCGCGGCGACCTCGCTCCGGTACGACGAAACGCTCGTCATCGACACCCGGCCAGGCCGGCAGAGCGTCCTCCGCAACGGCACCCAGATCGCCGCTCTCACCCGCTCGTCGACGCTTCTGACCGACGCGTCCCTGCCGCCCGGCAACTACACCCTCCTGCTCTCCGGCTCGTCGTCCTCCGGCGCGCCGACCGCGCGCGCCGACTGGCTCGCCGCGTACCCCACCCCGTGAGAAAGGTGCCCACATGGCGCTCGATGGTGTCCCCTGGTTCATCGGCGGCGAAGCCCAGCACGGCGGAGACGCGGCCCGGATGCTCGCCTACCTCGCCACCGGCGGCCGGCAGGGCGTCGCGTCACCCTCCGACCTCAAGGTGTCCGCGCTGCCCGTTCCCGGTGCCGGGGTGCGCGTCGCCGCCGGCGGCGCATCGGTACTCGTCCGGAGTCTCCCGCAGGAGGCGTACACGGTCCGGAACCCCGTCACGGACCTCGACCAGGTGAAGTTCGCCGCCACCGGATCCGCCGCCGGCCGCTCCGACCTGGTCATCTGCCGAGTCGACAACCCGAACCTCGACAACAACGCTCCCGCGCCTGCCGACCCGCAGAAGGGTCCGTACACGAAGTTCGACGTCATCCCCGGTGTCCCGGCCGGCACTCGGTCCCTGCTCGAGCTCGACCAGTACAAGGGCCTGTCCGCGATCGCGCTCGCGCGCGTCGACATCCCGAAGTCGACGCAGACGATCACGAACGCGATGATCACCGACCTGCGATCGCTGGCGAACCCGCGCGGAGACCGGCAGATCCTGTTCGGCACCGCGGACCCGGGCAATCCGCTGACGTCGTCGACGTTCACCGCCTGGCCGACGAAGAACACGTACGACATCGACATCCCGTCGTGGGCGACGCACATCATCGCCCGCCTCGAGTTCATGGGCGGCCAGACTGCCGCGAGGGCATCCGGATCGCTCCGGCTCATCCTCGGCACCTCGACCGCGTTCGGTGAGTACAACTACAACTACGCCGCCCAGGGCGGCCAGGCCCGGCAGATGGTCGTCGTCGCGGGCGAGATGGCGCTGCCGGCGGCTCTCAGGGGCACCACGACGTCGCTGCGGATCTCCGGCCTCCGCTCGGGCGGCGACGGCAACCTCTTCACGGTCGACGACACGTACTACCTCGCGGACGTGCAGTTCGTCGAACGGCTGTCCTGATGCAGCGGGTCATCATCCAGCGGGCCAGCACCCGCGAAGTGCTGACGTACGACTTCCGCGGGCTCAGCTTCAGCACGGTCACCCGTGAGCTCTCCGCGGTGGGCACGATGCCCGTCAGCGTCAAGGCGTCGCAGGGGAAGAGCATCGCGTCCGACGGTCGACCGCTGTTCGACGAGTGGGGCACCATCATCACGCTCGACGACGACGGGCAGATCCGGTTCCGCGGCCTCGTCACCGAGCTCGAGTACGCCGGCCCCGAGTGGAAGCTGACCGTCTCCGCCCTCCCGACCGTCCTATACGGCTGCCCCTACGACGACGCGCCCTACTACGGAGCCGAGGTCGACCCTGCATCGATCGTCCGGAAGCTCGTCGCGAACGCGCAGTCGTTCCCGGACTCCGACCTCGGCATCACGGTCGTCGGGTCGACCCCGGTCAAGGTGGGGTCGTTCTCCACGCAGCGGCGCATCGAGGCCGAGGCGTACTACGACGAGAAGGTCCGCGACTACAAGGCAGAGAACAAGACGCTGCAGGCGCTCCGGAAGATCGTCGCCGCCACCCGGAAGACGGCAGCCTCGCAGCGCAGCACGCGTGCGGGCTCATCGAAGGACCTGTCGGCCGCGAAGAAGGCCCTCACGGCCGCCAAGCGGGCGCAGACGGCCGCGGAGAGCGCGCTGAAGGCGGCGCAGAAGACGAAGGACCCGGCGAAGATCGCCGCGGCGCAGGCCGCGCTGACGGCCGCGAAGGCCGGCGTCACCTCGGCGGCCGGCACCGTGAAGGCTCGGCAGGACGCCCTCGACGGACGCGACGACACCCTGACCGCCACGAACGCACGCATCAAGACGCAGCAGGCCGCAGTCGACGCGCAGGCCGCGATCGTGAAGACGATGAAGGAGCGGAAGGACAAGGCGTCCGAGCTCAAGAGCGCTGCGCAGCAGGCGGAGTCCGAGGACGGCGGCGCGTACGCGCTCGAGGCGTGGGAGGCGCAGGACTGCGGCCGGCTCATCGACGACCTCGCGAAGGACGCCCCGTTCGACTGGGTCGAGGAGCACTACTGGTCCGGCGACCTCCCGCAGACCCGGATCCGGATCGCGTACCCGCGCACCGGCCGCCGGCTGTCGGGCGACTCCGACCCGACGTTCCAGCAGGGCGTGAACATCACTGTGCAGCTGCAGCCCACCACATCCGGCGGCGACTTCGCGAACACGGTGTTCGGGATCGGTGCCGGCGAGGGCGCGGGATCCATTCGCCGGCTGATCTCGAAGCGCGACGGCCGCGTCCGCCGCGTCGCCACCCTGCAGTCGAAGGACATCAAGTCGAAGCAGGAGATGGTCACCCGGCTGCAGGCCGAGCTCGTCGCCCGGCAGCAGACCCTCGCCGTGGACTCGATCACCGTCGCCAACCACCCGAACAGCCCCCGCGGGACGTACGGGCTCGGCGACGACATCTACGTCCAGGGCCGCGTGCCGCACTACGGCGAGTTCGGGCTGTGGCACCGCATCGTCGGCCTCACCGAGAAGACCGACGGCACGACCGAGGTCAGCCTGCAGCTGACTGACTCATTCACGTACGGAGCAGGAGTCGACTGATGAACGGACCCGAGAAGGTCGCCCGCCGGCTGCACGACATGCAGACCAAGATCGACCGCGTCGGGTCCGCTTCGCAGCTCGGGAACACCACGATCGGCGGCGAGACTGCGGTCGCCGTCGCCGACGTGGTCACCGAGTCCGTCGTGACGAACGATGCCCTCCCCGACGTGCAGGAAGACGTCGCCGACGGCAACGAGGGCGTCTCCGACCTGAGCGCCCTATTCGACTCGTTCGACGAGGACATGGACGCCAGGTTCGAGAACGCCCGCGCCGAGCTCGACGACAAGGCCGCCGACATCGAAGCGTCGATGACCGAGATCGACGAGACCTTCAGCACCCAGTACGAGGGCCTGTCCGAGGACGTCGACACCGCCATCCGCGCCGCCGGCGACGCCAGGACCGAGGCGGAAGCGGCATCCGATGCAGCCCTCGCAGCGGCGGGGCTCGCCGCGTCCAAGGGCGAGACCATCGTCCAGGTGTCGCCCCCGTCCGGGTCGCGAGCGAACACCGCGAACCTCTGGATCGACATCTCCACGAATGCCGACGGCATCCCGAAGAACCAGCCCAACCGGTACAACCCGGACACGGCGAAGTGGGAACCGATCACCGACGCGCAGACCGTCGCCGCCGCGCAGGCCGCGGCGACCGCGGTCGCGGCGGCGCAGGCAGCGAAGGACGTCGCCGCGCAGGCCAACGCCGCGGCCGCCGTCGCGCAGCAGACCGCGTCCGACGCGAACACCGCAGCACTCACCGCCGCGGGCATCGCGAACGGCAAGGGCAAGGTCATCTACCAGGCGTCGAAGCCCACGGGCTCGAACGCTGCCGTCGGGAACCTCTGGATCCGCTCGAGCGACAACACCCCCTGGGCGTTCGACACGTCCTCCTCGGACTGGGTGCAGGTCACCGACAAGGCCGCCACCGACGCAGCCGCCGCGGCCGCGGCGGCGAACCAGGCAGCGGTCGCAGCGTCGAACGCCGCGAAGGCAGCACAGGCCACCGCGGACAGCAAGCCGCTCATCCTGTACTCCTCGACCGCCGGCCCGTCCGGCACCGCACCCACCGGCACCATCTGGTTCCTCTGGGACAGCGCGAAGAACATCGCTGGGCAGTGGCTGCAGTCGGGCACGCTCGCAGCCCCGGTGTGGACGCCGCAGCAGATCCGCTCCGAGGTCATCGCGAACCTCGACGTCGCCAAGCTCACCGCGGGCTCGGCGGCGATCGCGGACCTCGTCGCGCAGAAGATCGCCGCGGCGACGGGGAACTTCCAGACCGTCAACGTGTCGAACCTGTTCGTCACGTCCGGCGCGACGATGGCCCAGGCGACGATCGACTTCCTGTTCGCGAACGTCGTGCAGGCGAAGAAGATCACCGCCGGGATGATCGACGTCGACTCGCTCAGCGGCATCACCCTCACCGGTGCGGTCGTGCAGTCGTCGGCAACCGGCAAGCGTGTGGTTCTGTCGAACAACCGCCTGAACTTCTACGGCCTCGACGGATCGAACGCGGTCAGCGCCGGCGTGATCGAGGGCATCCCGAACGGCGCGGCAGGCGGCCTGATGAGCTTCGCGTCGAACACCGGCGGCACCGTCTTCCTGCAGCTCGGAACCCAGGCGCTGCCCTCCGCGGGAACCGCCGTCGTGAAGACGAACGGCATCGCCTGGTTCCCGACCATCCACACGTCGCAGATCTTCGACGCCGGCACCGGCGTCCAGTACGCCCTCGGCGACACCGACTGGATCCAGCCCACCCTCACCGGCGGCACGAACGACACCGACAGCCCCTTCCGGTACCGGCGGCTCAACGGCGTCATCTACTTCGACGGCCTCGTCACTCCGGGCGCGACCAACCAGCGCATGTTCGTCCTGCCGGCAGGGTTCCGCCCCGCACGAATCCGCCGCGCCTGGATCGACCGCAACGGCACCGCGACGCCCACCCAGTGGATCGTCCGCGTCCACAGCGGCGGCGCGATCGACCTGATCGGCCCCTCGGGCGGCTCCGGCGCGCTCGACTTCGGCGGCTACCCGCCATTCCCCGCGAACTAGGAAGGCAACACCGTGACCACCGACGACACCCCACCCACCGACGACAGCCCGGACGACGACGGCGTACAGCTGCCGCCGGCGTACCCCGACACCACCGCCGGGATGCTCATGCGCGACCGAGACCAGGCGCTCGCCTCCGCCGACGCTGCCCAGGGCCAGGCCGACCAGTTCGCCGCGCTCGCCACAGCGAACCGCGCCCGCGCGGCAGCCCTGCAGGTCGCGATCGACTCGATGCCGCCCGACGCGGGCAGCTGACCCCCCTTCCCATCCACGGCCGCCCCTCGGGGCGGCCTTCGTCGTTCCAGGAGCCCCCATGAAGTGGAAGTTCAGCAGCATCTTCAGCGTCGGCCCGTCGTCGTACGGGGACCGCCGCGGCATCGAGCAGTTCGTCACCAGCGCGCGCGTGGCGCTGCAGGTGCTGACGATCGTGGTGAAGTTCAACGTCTACCTCCGGCAGAAGGGCCGCACCGGCTCCCTGTCGGTGAACGAGGCGAAGCGCACGCGACCCCGGCAGTCGTACCTGTGGGCGAACCGCTTCGTCCTCGGCGTCGTCGTGGCAGCGCCCTTCACCTCGCCGCACGACGAGGTGAACCACGGCAACGCGATCGACTTCGGCATCACCGAGGACGACGGCTCGAACCGCGCCCTCAGCCCGGACGAGTTCACCGTGCTGCACAACATCGTCGCCGCGCACGGCGGCACGTGGACCGGCGTCCACTTCGGCGAGCCGTGGCACCACGAGATGGCGACCGTCGCCGAGAACGAGCTGCCCTACTTCGATGCTCGCGAACGGCTGACCGGCGCGGTGCCGGCGGCCCCCAAGCCCACCCCCATCCCCGAGCCGGCCGTCGTGCCGGACCCTGTCCCTGAGGAGGACGACATGCAGAAGGTGAAGTCGAAGGAGACCGGCAACCGGTACGTGATCTGGTCTCGCGACCTGGACACGATCCGGAAGACGGACCGGAACGCCGACGAGAAGGCCAGGGCCGTCTCGCAGGCCGCAGGCACCGCGTTCGTCGAGATGTCCTCGGCGCGGATCAAGCTCCTGCTCGAGATGCTGGACGGTCGCGTCGACGCCGCGAACGCGTCCGACAAGGCAATCGTGAAGCGCGCGGTCACCGAGGCGCTGCGAGCGGAGGCTGCAGCATGACCGGCGAGCACGAGGCCGTGAAGGTCAAGACCGAGCCGATCTGGTACCCGTGGCAGCGCGTCATTCGCACCGCCGTGCAGGTGACGATCGCGTTCCTCGTCGGCCTCGGCGGCTCCGTCGCGCTCCTGCAGGCCACCGCGCCGCAGGTGCTCGCCGCGGTCGTCGACGTCCTCCCGTCGGCCGCGTACGCGTGGCTCGGCGGCGCGTTCGCATTCGTCATCGCGCTCGCCACGACCCTGTCGAAGCTGATGGCGATCCCGGTGATCAACGCCTGGCTCACCCGCCTCGGTGCCGGTTCCGTACCGCGAGCGATCGCGAAGGAGCAGGCCACCGCGACGTCGACCGAGCTGCAGCCCGCAACGCACGAGCCGACGGCTGTCGACTACCGCACTGAGCAGGGCGGATGAGGGGCGGCGGCGTCGTGAAGACCATCTGGTCGAAGGATGCGCTGCCCCTCGTCCCGCCGCGGTTCCGGAGCATCTACCGGTACCTGCTGCCCGGCATCGACATCGGTGTAGCCGGATTCGGCCTGTGGTCGCTGCTGCTCGGGTCGAAGATCGTCGGGGACTTCACCGTCCCTGTCTTCCTCGTCGCCTGGGCCAGCATGATCCTCGCCGGCGCGGTCGGCGCGCTCGTGTCCCTCGCGATCATGAACGACCGCGTCGAGCTGATCGGCCGGATCATGGTCGAGCTCGGCCTGGCCGTGTACGCCGTGCTGACCGTGGCGTACATCCTCCGGGGCAACGTCACCAGCACCCTCACCCTCACCCTCGTCGGGATCCGCATGTACGCATCACTGTGGCGGATCTTCGACATCATCGGGGAGATGGTGCGGGAGGAGAGATCCCGCGCAGCGCCGCGGCCACCGAACGGCAGGGGTGCATGAGCGACCAGGTCATCACCTCGATCGTCGTCGCGATCTCCGCCATGTTCGGTGCGTTCATGGCGTACCTCGGTATCCGAGCCAGGGTCCGCTCCGCTCGAGCTGAGCCGGTGCAGGAGGAGGACGAGCGGATCGCGGTCGGGAAGGCGCAGATCGCCGCCGACCCTGACGGCTGGGCAGACCGCGTGCTCCGCTCGAACGAGCAGCTGCTGACCCGTGTCGAGGCGGCGGAGAAGCGCGCGGCGGCGGCGGAGAAGCGCGCCGACGAGGTGCAGGGTGCGTTCGACGCGTTCAAGCGCGAGGACCGCCAGCGGCAAGGCGCACTCGCGCGGTGGCTCGGCCGCATCATGGCCGACTGGGGCGTGGCTGACGAGATGCCCTACCCCGAGGGGCGCGACGCCGAGATCCTCGCCGACATCATCCCCTTCGCCCTCGAGGCGACCCAGCCCCGACGACCACCGAGGCCCCGCCCGGGGTGACCCTCGGCGAGCGCCACGTGTACGAACGAGAGCCCCGCAGACCGTGATGGTCTGCGGGGCTCTTTCGTCGTTGCTGGGTGGGTCAGGAGGCGGTGGCTTCGACCGGTTCCATGCCGTCGGCGGGCATGACGGTGACGCGCCACGCTGAGTCGATCGGCTGGCTGAAGGCGACGACTCCGGTGCCCTTCGCGCCGGGCTGTAGCTCGAGCATGGCGTGCTCGTTGTAGGCGTCGATGAGGGCGTTGTACTTCTCGACGTCGTCGCCGGCGGCGTCTTCCCACTCGGAGAACGCGTCCTCGAGGGGGACGCTGTCGACCTGCTCGCCGTCCTTCGTGATGACGGTGATGCCGTACATGTTGAGCGTCTCGGTGCCGTTGGTGTTGTCGAGGGTGACCGGGACGAGGGTGACTGCGTCGCCGTTCACGCTGGCGCGCGCTGCATCGATCGGGGCGACGGCGGGGTCCGTGGTGTCGCCGTCGAGCGTGAACGTTCCGGTCGCGCCCTGGTAGTCGAACGTCCACGTCTTGTCGACGTTTTCGACGGGAGTGGCCTTGGTCTCGGTCGGGGCGGACTCGACCTCAGCGGACGAGCCGCCGGCGGTCTCGGATCCGGACGAGCTGCAGCCGGCGAGGCCGAGGGCGATCGCGAGGCCCGCTGCGGCGATGATGTGCTTCTTCACAGTCCGAGCATAGGTCGCCTTCTGGTCGGGCTGTCTACCCCCGTTCGGGCAGCGGCTCAGAACAGCCGGAACGAGAAGCCCTTGCCGAGTCGGATCGTGACGCGGCCCTTCGACGAGACCGAGATCGGGCCCTTGCGCGCCGACGCGGACACCCCGCGCCCGGTCACGTTCAGGCGGACGCCGCGGCCGAGCTTCTTGCTGCGGCGGAAGAGGAGCCCCATCAGCGCTTCGCCCCTCGCTCGAGCACGCCGAGCATCTCGTCGCACAGCCATGTCGCAGTGGAGAGCCCCTTGCGGACGGTCGTCAGGATTCGGGCGGCTTGGTCCACACGCGATAGTCGCGCCGCCGGGGCGACCTCGCTCACTTCTCGACCCCACCTTCGCTGGCGCGGGCTGGCTTCCACTCGCCTTCGAACGTCGCCGTTTCGATCCTCGTCTGCGGTAGGCCACCGGAAGACAGGGAGACCTCGCCGAGCTCAGGGCGATCCCCGACGATGACACCGTCGACGCGACTCACCTGGCGGACCTTCACCTGCTCGTCAGCGACACCACGCGGACTCTCTGCGATGTAGGTCCGGCCGGTAACGACGTCACGCCACATGAACTCGGACGTCACCACCTCCGAGTTCTCGATCCACTCGAGTGCTTTCCACTCCCTCGGCGACATCGTGCTACTCGCTGTCTGGCTGGCGGTCTTCAACCATGAGTCGAGCGCGGGCCTGCTGATCTTTGCGTCCGCCGCGACGTCCGTCTTCCGCTGGCCCTCATCGACCGCCGAGACAACGGTCGACCGGAACCGCTTCTGCTCGTCGTCGAACCGCCGACGCGCGGCCGCCACGTCAGTCGGCACGGCGCACCTCCTGCCGCACCGACAGGACGGACACCACGGCCCACCCTGCCCACAGCGCGAGCATGATCGGCCAGTACCGTCCGGCCACCACCGAGGCGGCGGCCATGACGCCACCGACGACCGCTGCGGACTGTGCCGCGCGCGTGCTGATGATCCTCTTCACCTGGTCCTCCTTCCATGGAGGGGCTGCGCGTAGAATCCCCGGAGCGGGTGGCCCGAGGCAGTATCAGTGCTTCGGGCCACCCTGTCTTACTTCCGGTGTCGTGCCTTGCGGTTCCGCCTCATTCCGCCCAGCCACTGCGTGACTTGGACTGTGAACGAGAGCGCCGCGATCACGACTGCTGCGATTCCAATCGCATCCCCTCCTCTCTGTTGTTGTAAGATTAGTTTACACTAGTTCACCGTCTTTGGAGACAAAAAGGCCCCGGCTCACTGGGAGCCGGGGCCATGCTTCAAGTGAGAGTCCGCTACGCGAACTGCTCGACCTTTTCGCTACTGCCTTCGGTGGTCTGCTGGAACCGAGCGAGCTGATACCCGAGGTTCGGGCGGAGGTTGTAGAGCACGTCGACGACCTTGCTGTCGACGTGATACTCGTCGCGGAGCTGCTGAAGTGGCAGGTCTACGTCGATGCCGAGCATCTCGATACCGACCACCATGCCGAACTCGTTGAGGTCGACCATCACTGCGTCGCGGAGCTTGACGGTCCGCTCCACTTCGGCGTCCGAGAGCTCGATGTACGCCGCGTTGACGGAGTGGTCGACGGTCACCTTGATGTTCATTCGTCCTCATCCTTCCAGGATGTGCTCTTCACGCGGATTGTACCGCTCACGGGCCAAGTAGAACCTGCGACCCAAACGAGGAGATCGCCGCCGTTCACACCCCGGCCGGTCAAAACCATCGAGCCCTCAGCTGGATCATGCCAGGTCATGATGGGAGCTTCTAGTACTGCAACGATGTCGGCCTCAGAAACCTTCCGCTTCTTCATGCGACCGCGGGCGTGCCCACTGATCAGATACTTCACGACTCCACCGACATATCGAACGCCAGGCGGCGAACGAACTCTCCGTCCAGTTTCAGCGTGACCTCGTAGAGACCTGCCCCGAAGACGGGAAGCGCTACGGTGCTCGCGAATAGCAGGCCAACCCTGCCGTCGGCGTAGGGGCGCGCGCCTGGCCCCACTTCAAGGGTCGCGTTCTGAGAAATCTCGAACGCGCCCTCCGGAGCCGTGATCTGGATCTCGAGCTCGACGGGGTCGGCATCGACGGAGGTCTTCACTCGGCCCGCGATGGAGGTCATCCACATGCTGGTGGCGCTGGGTACCGACGCGTGGGTGTAGCTCGCCCCGAGGGCAGAGAGCTTCCCACCCTCGACTTGGGCATAGTCAGCAAGGAACGCATAGTCGAGCTCGGCCATGTCGAGAGTATGTCACCCCTAGCGCGCATCGTGTCTACCCCCGGTGAGGGTGACGATCCGATCGCGCGGCGTCCCTCCATATCCACGCGCAGTCCGTCGCCTGGCCGAAGCCCCACTCGACGAGCACCGCGCGCTCCGTGTACGCGATCGCGCGCGCCTCGACCTCGAGGATCCGGTCGGGGAACTGCACCCAGGCGAGCACGGGGTCCGGGGGAGCGACGTCGTAGTCTGGGCCGCCGCGCGCCGCCTCAGGGAGCGAGAACGCCGAACCGAGCGACCAGCGGTCTCGGCGTCGTCGCGCCATTAGTCTCGCCGCGGCCTGAGCGTGCGCCGATTCACCGTCGCCCGCGGCACCCACGCGCGCTGCAGTCGTCCCTGCCATGCGATCTCCACGTACACGGCGACGTCGGACCGAGCAACCGCGAACGCCTTGACCTGCTCGACCACGCCGATCTCCTCGAACCGCAGCCGCGACACCCACACGGACTCAGGGGAGTCGAGCTGTGCCGGCTCATCGATCTCGTCGACAGGCAGCGACTCCGCTGCGTAGATCGGAACGTCCTGGTGCTCGGGCGGTGCCCACCGATGCTCGGCCAT